GCCCGAATTTATTGGTGATTGTCTTGCCGAGGTTGTCTATGGTGAGAACAATATCATCGCCAGCCTTCCCGACCGCACCGGAGACTTTATTGGAGGCATCCCCGATTCCGGTTCCGCCTTTCCCGGCGGAAGCCGCAGCGGCGGCGGGAGAATATTGGCGGTCTATTAGCGAGGGAAGAACTCTGGAAAGATCGAACATGGACGCTGTGAAGTTTTGAGTTCTGAATTCACTGCGCGGCATTTTTACCAACTGTTCGCCCGGAGTGTTGCTGATGATGTCTTTCACCTTTAATCTTTCCTGCTGATTCAGGCTGTTAATGGAAAAGTTTAGAGCCTGCTGCTCCGTCACGCCGGTTTTTGCAACTATGTCCGCGATTTCCTGACGCAATCGCTTTTCCGTTTCAAGGCGGCTGGCAATGCCTTCCTTTCCTTCGAGCCGCGCTTGTTTGATCTGGTAATCTTCAATCATTTCCATTCGCGCCTGCATTTGTGACTTCCGTTTTTCCTCGGCGGATTCAACCTCCTTGGCGATTTTGGATTCAAGAGAGCCGATTTCTTGGGTGAGTTGCAGCCGCTCTAATATCAATTTATTGATATTATTTTCCAACGTTTGGCGGTTTTCCGGCAGAGTGTTTAGAGGACGGGCGGCTTCCAATCGCGCAATTTCCTTGTTAACCGCACCCAGACTTATTTTTGAAACGTCAAGCTGCTGTCCGGGTTTCAGACCGGCATAAACGGATTCGCTGATTTGAGTGGTTAAATCTTTTCCTTCTTCCTTTAATTTTGCCAAATGCTCTTCATTAACTTTAGTTTTTTCCGCTATATAGGCGCGCTTTTCCTCCGCTTGATTTATGGCCGAAACGCGATTATAGATTTGATCCAGATTGCCCAACTGGCTCTGACGGATTGAATATTGAGTTTTGAGAATGCGGACGAGTTCCTGATCGGATTCTTTCGTTGAATCCTGAAGCTCGAAGATTGTCCAACCGACGCGATTTAGATCGGCTTCGATGGCTTCGCGGGCTTTCTCTTTGTCTTGAATAGATGACATGGAAGAAAGCTGTTCGTTGTATGCTCGATTCTGCTTGTAAATCTCTTCGCCAATTTGATTTTCTTTTTCGATGCGGGCCAAATTTTTTGCCTCCATTGATTTTATAATTTCCGCACCGACGATATATGCGGCAAGGCCGACATTCAAAGCAGCGCCAGCGCCTGCCATTCCTACTCCGCCATATTTAAAGAAAGAACCCCCAGCGGCGCGCCCGGCGGTGTTTGCACCTTGGGCGGCGGTGTTGCGCGCGAGCGCGGCTGTCTCGGCATCTATGGCCAACTTGCTCTGAATCCATGCGATGGTTTTCGATCCGAGGCCGACCACAATATCCTTGATTTTTATGGCTGTGTATGCCGCGCCAACGGTCATGGCGGCTTTCGCTACGAATAGAAGTGCATCTTTGTTTTCGATGGCCCAGCGGGTTAAATCGAATCCCATCTTGACGGCTTCTGCGATTTGCAAACCAAGCGCCTCGAACGCATGAGTGTCCATTTCACTCAAGGCGCTATTCGTTTGCAGAATGCCTTGGGCGAAGCCGTCAAAAATAGGCTTGGTGACTTTGCCGAGGAGTTGGTCAATCGTGTCATTCAAATTAGAGACGACGACGTCCATGCTTTTGGCCGCAGCATCCGAGGCCTCGGCAAATCCGCCCAACTTCTGCGTCAGGAATTCATAAAGCTGCCCTTGAGCCTTGGCTTGTTCAATCATCGGTGCCGTTATGCCAAGGGTTTTCGCGGCGCGACTATCCTGTGTGATGTTGCCTGTAATCAGAGCGCGGGATTCCGCCATTATCTGCTCAGACCTGATTCCGAGAGAAGAAAGCGCCTGAGACATCAGCACTATCAGGTCGATATGTTTTTCCAGCGGGATATTGGCCGAAGCGGCCGCGCCCGCTGTGCTTTGAAAAGCGGATAAAAGCTCGCGGAATGTCGCGGGGGATTTTTTTGATTTCTCCTGCAAAAGGCTGACGATGCGGTCCGCATCGGCCAAGGCTGCATTGAAATTGTTGTATTTGCCCGCGCTGTCGAACTGCCGCAGGATGGCCGCGATGCCAGTGCGCCCGGTTTCCAAGGTGGCGTTGAAATCCATGCCGCGCTTGACGGCGTCTTGAAATTTTCCCGGCAATGATTCCAGTCCGCGCACCAACTGCCCGCCTATATCAATGCCGATGCCGAGTTTCAGAGAACTTATAAAATCATCAGCCGTCTTCTCCAGTTTTTTAATGCTGGCATCCGCCGCCTCAACGCCTTGAAGGCGTCCCTCGGTGTCAATGACGATGGTTAGCTTTTGGTCAGCCATGTTTTAAAAATTCAGCTTCATACCAGCCAGCCCGGCCTCCCATTTCAAACGCTCTTCTTTTTCCAATCGAATTTCCTCGGCCAGTTTAAAGAAATCAGCCGCGGGCATTTGCCGGACGGATTCCAAGGTGGATTTAAGGAAAATGGCCATCTGGCGGATGATCATATCGAAGGTTTCAAGGGTGAATTCGCGGTCGAAGGGCCGGTCATCACAGTTTTTTTTTGAGCCTCGAGTGCGCTTTCCAGCGCCTCGAAATCGTCAATGTCCAGACCTTGGCAGACCAGAAGCATCTTGCTGTAAAGATCGAGCAGCTGGTGGTACTGCAGGCCGAGCAGGAAGCGCCGGATTTTGCGGTTGCGCCGCCAGAATGCAAGCCCTGCGGACAAATGATAAAATTCCACCGGCGGTGTGATCAGCAGTATTTGCAGTTGGCGGATTATGCGTTCCTGCTTCGCGGCCGCCGGTTCATTCCGCAAAGCCTCCTCGTCTTTCGGCATTGTCTTTATGCAGGCCATGATCTGGCCGACCGTCGGCATTTGACAATCGAAGAGACATTCGCCATCAGGCGATTTTAATTCAAAGGATTTGGTATTTGCTACGAGCATATTTTAAAGACTCCATTTTGAGCCGGTGAAACTGTATTGCATGATGACTGAAACGCCCTTGATGCGGCCTTGCACAGACCCGACAGCATTGAATAAAATCCATGGCGCGGCGGAGTCGGTGGGATAAACATAGAGCCGCCCGTCGTTCTCGTCTTCCTGCAAGACCGCCATGAGTTGAAGCATATATTGAAAGGCCTCAGCAACAGTGCTTGCCTTGTGGACGACGGTAAAATTGATTGCCGATTTCCAATTCTTGCGCCCGAAAATCGCCGCGTTCGCTGCCCGCAGAAAAGCGGCTTCCTGAGTCACGCCCTGCCCGGATATATCAAGATTGAATGGACACTCGCGGGCGGCGAGTCCGCCCGCGAGGTCATAAGTAGTGTTCCCTTCATACTTGATTTTCATGTCCCCGCATCACGTCACTAAAGCGAGCGAGAAGAGCGCATCCGGCACGCCGGCGGTGACGCCGCGCTGGGTTTTGAAAACCAAGTCGTTCAGGCGCTTTTTGCCCGACCCCCAAGTCGCTTGGAAGTTGTCCTGCAAGGCCGCTTTTTTAATTGTTACCAGCGGATCGCCCGAAGCCGCGCCAGTGATAACCAAATCATTGGCCTGCGTAAAGAAGCTGCCGCCAATCGCCCCGTTGGTGCCCTGAATGTTCAAGGCGTCGAGAATGTTGACGAGAGATTTGCCAATCGGCACAAGCTTGGCAGTGACCTCGACGCCGGAAAGCGTCATGTCAATGGTGCCTTCGTCGTCAATCTTGACCGGCTCGACGGAGACATTGAAGTCAATCGTAATGCCGTCTTCGGTGATAATCGAATCAAACGGACTGGCACCCCAAACCACCCCAAATTTGCTGGTCCTGATTTTGGTGCGGTCAAAGGTGGAGAGCGAAGGGAATGTTCCCGCTGCGATGGTGAAGATGGAATTGGCCGTGATGCGGGTCGTGGCATTCGCCGGGACGCAAGTCAGCTCGCATTCGCCGAAAATCGTCTTTCGGGCGGAAAGATTAAGTGATGGCATCTTGGTGACGGCCGCCGCCGCCAGCGTCACCTTCTGGCCGTCCTGCCCCCAGATATAAACCGGCACGTCCGCCGCCCCGAAAATGCTCGAGCCGATGGAGGGGTTCATGTAAGGATAAAGGATGGTGAGCATGGCGGAGAGCCATTCTCCGACCGGTGTGAACCGGACTTTGACTTCCGAGTCCTCGAGGCGGTCTTCAAGTTTTCCCCAAACCGCGGTGTCAATCGGAAACGCTTTTTTGGAAACCTCAAGGATGACGTCACCCTTGGTAAGGAATTTTTGGCTGCCCATGTCTATCACACAAGGGCCGCGCACGATGGTTGTTCTGTTTACTGCCATGTTTGCTCCTATGTTGAATTTTTATTTGAAATTTTTATTCGGCGATTTTCGGGCCGATATAGAATCCGGTCGCGCCGAAGCATTGGCCTTCATGCTCGTAAAAAACCGTCTGGCCGGTTGTGGCGTAAGCGTAAGATTTCTTGATTGGCATGGCATCTGCCGGAAGAATCGGCGGATTTGCCGGTGCTTTTTTTTCTGGAATTTTTTCTGGCTCTTTCATGGTTTTCCTTTTTTTAGTTTAAAATTTGCATCGCGCCGGAGCAACGCAGCTTGACGATGATTTCATTGCGCCCCGGCAGTGTTGGCGGGTCAATTAGCGGGTCATTTTCTTCAACTATAATAGCGCTAGTGATGCCTTCCACGTCGGTCGGAAGCCATAGGTGCAGCCATTGCATGATGCGTTCCGCCAAATAAAGAGCGCTCTTGCCGGTCTGATTCGTGATGACCTTTTCTGTTATTTGAATTTGGATGCTGATCTCCTCGCAGACAGGGCCGGGCGCGCTGGGAATTATCTTGGTCGGGAAAGGATATAAAACTATGATGCCCACGCCTATGCCCTTCAAAATTTTCTCCTCGATGATGGCGTCAACGTCGCTTTCTTTGCGCGAGATAACTTCTATCCCGGCATCGGTCAATTCTTCCTGTCCGGCCAGATATGCCTTTATTGCCTCTTGAAGTCCTTCTAAAAGAACACCGCTTATTTCTTCTTGCTTGTAACTTTCCAGCTTGTCCCATTCGAGATAATTACTGCGGATGCCAGTATTTGCGGTATAGAGCGCAAACGCGAAACCGGCAAAGTAAGCCACAAAATCAAAGTTCTGCCATGCGGTCGTTGTGTTGACGCCTGTCCATTTAGAAACAACCGTTAATGTGCCGGTTTCCTCCCCGACTGTTGGAATAAAACCGCCGGCAACACTGGTTCTCACTCTGCCTTTGACGCGATAATATCCGGCTTCAGGCATGCAGCCTTGCACTATGCCGCCGAGAGAACCTGATGCCAATAAAAATCGCCCGCAATAACCTCCCTCCCCATCTGATTCGCGGCTTACGTCGCTGGGATACATGACGCCGTGCCCTTGCCAATAAGTTCCTATGTCAACCGCGTCAAAATCCGCGTCTTGGACAAGCTGGCTGCCGGTATTTCTCCAATTCATGCCCCCCTCCCTCCAAGTTCGCGGGCATAATATTGCCCGGCGGTTTGACGCAGCGCATTATAAAGAGTTTCCTCGTTCGGGATTGTCTCTTGGTCGGCGCGGTGCTTGACTGATTTCTTCAACCAGAAAACAATTTGCGGTTTGTCCGAGCCGGGGATGCTCCGGCCAAGCGCACAGGGAAAGCCCGCCTTGTTATGGACGACAAAAAGATCGGTGAACTCCCTCGCCCGCTTGCCATGCGCTTCAGGAATGTTTGGGATAGTCAAATATTTGCTTGTCGTTGGCCGGACTGCGCCGCCGAGATAATGCAGCCGGACGCCGATTTGATTTACAATCACGGCGACCGCCGAATCGGAAACGACTTGGAATTGAGTCCCTTCCGCCGCTCCGCGCCAATAGCCGGTGGAAGCCCCGCCAAGCCGGTTGCCTTTCCCCGCCAACTGCCGGAAATTGCGTTTGAATTCATTGGCGGCCGCGCGCCCAAGGACATTCGCCAAACCGCGCCGATTTCTCACCTTGTTGGCAAAATCGCTAAGGCTCAAATCGGTCTTGTCGAAATCTATTTTTAAACGAAGACTCATGGCGCAGCCTCCTTCCCGGTGAATTTCAGGACGCCGCCCTCAAATTGAGCAATGCCTTGCAGAGCCTTGGAAACGGCTTGAATGAGATTCTGTGAACGAACTTCAGGCGCGGCTTGCAGGTCTTCATTGAAACCGCGCGTCTGTGGCGCAGGCGCGGGCGCGCCGCTTTGGATTATACCGAGTTGTTCGGCTTCATCGCGGCTTATGTCCTCGACGCCCATGCCTGAATTGAAATCAAACGGCGGGTATGGCAAATCGAAGCGGGAGATATTAACCCAGATAGGATCATTCTTTAAAGCAATCATCCGCCCGTCGAAAAACCGGCCGCCATTCTCTTCCCAACGCCCCGGCCAATCCCTTGCTTCGCCTTTTGGAATACGATAACGGACAAGCGCCTGCGCCGGAAAGGCGTCGAGGATATCCGCATCCTGTCCTTGCGCCCATTGGCCATAGCCTCGCGCCATCTGGACGTTGGTGTCGAGAATGAGGTTCAACCGTTCATCGCTTGACAAATCCGTCAATGTTCCCGCCTCGCCCGTAGCCGGCTGATATTCAAGTTCTTGAAGCAGTTGTTTTAATTGCAGCCGCATGTCGGCCCGGTTGGCTTTGCCTTCGAGAATTTTCCGAACGCCGCTCTGCGCCTTTTCCAAAAATTCCGCTTTGGTGACCGTCGCCGAAAAGAAGGCGCGCTCACGAATTTCCGGCGCGAGAATTTGCAGCCAGCGCGTGCGCAGCGCCGTCGGCAGGAGGGTTTTTATATCCTCCCTGTCGAGAGCTTCGCGGAATGGCACTGGCTCGTTAATTAGCATGTTTTAAATTGTTTTAAAGCCCCTGCAAATTATCCCTGCCTGCATTTGGTGGCCGACGATGAACGACTTCGACTTTGCCGCCGGATTCTTGCGCGGCGTCAGGCGACGATGGCTGCTCGATGGCGAACTTGCAGGTTGAAACATCTTTCAACAAAGCGATGGCCGCGTTTTCCTTGTCTTTCCTCCCCTGTTCCGGCGATTCATTCACCCGCTGCGGAATCCGGCTGGCGATAATGTCGAGGGCAGCCATCAGCAGGCTCGGCGGGATGGTTTCGCCATCGGCCAGCCGGTTTTTTACACAGCCGCCAATATAGCCTCGAACCTCTTTGATCACTTGTGCGATAGTCGGCGCGAGAGGATCGGCCTGTCCGGCTTTAAGCGCGGCGGCGCGGTAGGCCGCCAGTTCCGGGCCGCTCATGACTGTCAGCACGTCGGCTTCGGTTATTTCTATCCATGAAACGCTCATTTTTTTAATCCTAAATTTTATGGCATTGCGGCCATGATTGCATCCTTTTTGACATTGGTGAGTGAGCCATTAATGATGGCCGCTGATGAGATTAAATAATCGCCGGGATAGGAGGGACCCCCGCCCGCGTCTAAACCAGCCCCGAGGACGAGTTTGTCCGGTGTCATATTGGTTTTGTCGCTATATGTTAAGGTTCCTTCGCCGCTTTCGCCATATATACGGACTTTTAAACTGCCATTCTGAAATGAGATACATGCCCTTAATGTTGCGCCATTGACAACTGAAGTCCATGATCCGCTTGCTGCTTGATTCAAGCGGTAACAGTATAAGTTAGTTTCAGTTGAATGCGTCCTCAATATGAATGAATTGACACCGTTATAGGAATCTTCGCCTGCCTTTCCGAAGGCGCAGATAACTTTGTATTGCGCCCATATGGCTGGCATTTTGAATTTTATGAAAATATGGAAATGGGTTGCATGAACAAATGCCAGTCCCGTTAAAGGGAAATAAAAATATTTGTTGCCGCTCACGGCACACTGAATGCCGGCCGCCCACGTCGCGCCGTTGACCAGCGTGCCATTTCCAGAAACAATTCCGTCTTTCCCATAGATAACATAAGCCGTCAAGCCGGTGCCTGCATTCTGGCCGCTTTGACAAGTCATTAGGATTTTGCAATCGTTCAGTAGCCCTAAAGACTTTATGCAATTGATAAAATTATTGGCATTGGGCCAGTCAGTTAGGTTTACTCCGGCTCCGGCTTTAACAGCGCGCGCATATTTCCGGATGATTTGATTCCGGAAAAAAAGCAAGTCTGGATTTTTTAAAATCATCCGAACTAAATCCTTTCGTTTGCATCCAAGGTGAGCGTGACGGCTTGGCCGAGGCTGCGGGTCAATACCCAGCAATAAAGGTAGTCCCCGCCAGCGATGAAGGCCGGACCGATATAATATGCCGCGCCATTGGCCGAGAGACTCAGCTGGCATATCAGCGTGGCTGACGGATTTTTCAGGATGGTCGGCGCATCGGCGGCGGTCAGGTCATATTTGCTTGTTGCAAAGATAACCTTCAAAATGCTGTCGGCGCTCGGCGGCGTCGCGCCCGCGAGGACTTTCGCTTCCAACGCCAACATCGAGGAGCCTGTCAACGGCCCGGCCTTGGTTGCGTTTTTTGCATCGCCGTCGGCGGCGGTTACTGCGACTGCATTTAATATGTTCATTTTTTAAGTTTTTATTTTTTTGGTTTTTATGAAATTCCCATGATGATGATGTCGTAGGTGATGCTACCAGTTCCGGCATTTTTAATCCGAAGGATGTCTGCGGAGCCGTCCGCCACAGCATATCCGGCGGCGCTTGGATTGACCCATAGGTGAATGCCGCCCGGCCCGACGATAACGCCGTCGTTTGCCGCGACAAAGCAAGAGGCGACACCGTTGGTGACCGCGCCGCCGATTTGTAAATTCTCTCCGGCCGTCGTGGAATTGTTGCGGATAAAAAGAAGCTTGAATGCGGATAGTGAAACGGCGTCGCCAAGCGCATCATCACCCAGTGCCGTCAGGTCATAATCCTGCGAAGCGCCGGAAGCCAGCGCGTTCTGGTCATGCCAGATTTTCTGGATTGAATTCGCGCCCGCGCCGTTCGCAAAAACAATGCGCGTCAATTCGTCCAACACATCTTCCGGCGAAGACAAGTCTAACGCCTTTATCAGTTCAGAAAGAATTTTGATGGTTATGGTTGCAGTCGCGCTCATTATAGAATGGTTAGTTTGCCGAGTCCGGTGGTTGTCGTGATGATGATGTTCGAGTAATGCTCGACTGTCAGATCGGTGAATTTTTCGCGTTCGTCGAGATAGACGCGGAAATTGCCGCCGCCTTCAAATGGCGTCACAAATCTTTTGCAGTTACTTGGATCGTCCTTGGCCATAATGCCCGTGCCGTAGAAATATAGGATGATATTGGCCAAGACAGGCGTCTTGACTGATGCGGAAGATTGATAGCGTTCATCAATCATGCGGCATCTCTCGACCGCGAGTATGCCTGCGAGCGAAGGCGGCGACAAGAGCGCCAGCCGCGCATCGCCTTTTGTCGGGCGACTGTTGTAAGCATCCGCCCGCTTGTTCCATGCCGTTTCGCCATAGGCGACGTTGTTGGGGCGGAATCCAATGCTGTTCGCGGCTGCGGACAAAGCATCGCGGACGTCCTTGTCGGGATTCGGGATGACATTGCTTTCTTCCTCGAAAGTCCAAACCAGATTTTTATTGGAGGCCGCGGCGGCAAGCAATGCAATGGCGCGCCGCAGTTCATTCAGGAGCAGGCGGTGGATCAAGAGCTTTGCCGTTATGCCTTCAAATCCGGGCATTTGTTCATCGTGGTCAACTCTGATTGTAAGCCCCTTGTTCAGCGTTTTGCTTTCGGTGTGGGTGCCGCCATATTCTATTCTTTTGAAAGCCGAGCCGACGGCGCGGACATCATCAGTTTCAGAATAAAAATATTTCGCGTTCGTTCCTTTTTTGAAGGAAAATCTCCGGCCAGCAGGAACCGGCGGCGCTAGGAAATCAACCAGCGATTGCAAGCGCAAATCCGCCGCCCATCCTACCGAGAAATCCGTCAGCGGCCAGCTATAATGCGAGGCTGCAAAGCGGCTTTCGTTGGCGGCGCAAATCTGCCCGGCTTTTTGAAAGCCGTCATCCGCGGGCAACTGTTCGATATTATTCAATTTAAAATTTCAGATTTTGAATCTCATGCAGGCCGCTCCGGCCCGGCGGTTTAGGCCGGACCGGAACGGCAAGGAGATTATGGATTAACTGGCTGTGATTCTGCGGATGCCGAGAGTCGAAGTGATGACGATGTTCGAGTAGTGTTCGACCGAGATGTCGGTGAACTTGGCTTTTTCTTCCAGGTAGACGCGGAAGTTGCCGGCGTCAGTCGGCGTAACGAAACGCTTGATGTTGCTCGGCTCGTCCTTGGCCGCGCCGTCGAGCGCGTAGAACATGTAGACATAGGAACCGAGGATTTTTGTCTTAGCGGAGGCGCTGGACTGATAGCGCGCGGAGATGATGCGGACGGCGTCAACGAGCAGTTTGCGGGCGACCTCCTCTGGCAGAAGACCGGCGCTGCGGTAGCCCGCCGGATTGTTCTGGGAATCGAAGGCGTCGGCGCGCAAGTCCCATGCGCCCTCGCCCCAAGCGATGCGGTTTGGGCGGATGCCGGAGGCGTCGGTGCCGAGGACGAGGCTGTCGCGCACATCCTTGTCCGGATTCGGATATTTGTTCGAGGAGTCGTTGTAGGTCCACGTCTTGCTCAAATCCGTGGCGGCGGCTGCGAGCAGGGCGATGGCGCGGCGGACCTCGTTGCGGTATAGGCGCTGGAGGAGCAGTTGCGTGTAACGCTCCCGCCAGTCCGCGCCCTCCTCCGAGTCATGGTCAACGCGGATGGTCAGACCCTTATTCAGAGTCTTTTCATTGACGGTCTCGCCGGTGAAATCCACCCGCTTGAATTCCGCGCCGATGGAGCGGACATCGTCGGTTTCGGACAGGAAGGCCTCGGAGTTCACGGCCTTCTTGAACTCGAACCTTCTGCCGACCGGGACGGAAGGCGCAAGGAAGTCGAGGATAGCGAGCAGGTCGGTCGGGTCTTTCCAGCCGACTGCGAATGCGGTCAGCGGCTCGCTCAGGAATGACCCGGCGAAGCGGCTTTCATTGGCAGCGCAGATGACGCCCGGCTGTTGCCGGCCGTCATCGAATGGAATTATTTCACGATTATCTTTCATGGTTTTGGAAGATTTATGATTTATGATTTTGGATTTGAGATTTATGATTTCCCGCAGCGGTTAGGCTGCGAGGAAGACGAGTTCCGCCGGATCGGAAGTCACCGCCGCTTGAATGGCGCGGACGTCATCGGCCAAAGTTTCGCAGGCGTCGCGCAGGGCATTGGCCTCAGCTTGCGTAGGCGTGCTGCTGAATGTCAGGTTTCCGATGGCGCTATTGACATTGGTCATCTTGGCAGAGACGACAACTTTGATCGGGCTGCATGTCTTGATTTGGATTGTTTGACCGGTTGCAGTCGTGGCGGTCACAGCGCGGCCAATGCGGTAATAAGTCCCGGCGCTGGCGAGAATGGTGGCGGCTTTGGCGACTTTGCCGAGCGCGGTCACGTAAACATCGTCGCCGACGGCAATGGCTTCCGATGCGATGGCGGGCAGGACATCGCCGTTGAGCAAAGCTATTTTGGCGACACCGGTGGTTATAACCGCCGTGCCTTGGGCGATGCCGATTGGCTTGTAGGCGGCGGTGCAGACATCGCAGCCTGTGGCCGGAGTGCTGCCGGCCTTGACGACCGTGAAGTCCAGCGTCAGCGCCGCATCGCAGAGGCGGTTGACATGTCCCGCGAGCGCGGGGCCTCTCGGATCAACCTCGACTTGGTCGCCGTCCGCCGTGGCTGTCGTCAATGCCCTGCCCACGCAGAATGAACCGGCGGCGGCGTAAGAACTGACTTTGCCGGAGGCTGCGGTGTAAAGCAGATCGCCCATCGTGACCGCGCCGTTTGCGATCATCAGCAAGGTTTCGCCCGCCGCGCCGAAAGTGAAGACCGCCACATAATCCTCGGCGGCGTCCGCCTCGTCGTAGCAAACACCGAGCGGCCTGTCAGTCGCGCCGCAGGCGGCGACGTGGTCGGCGTCAGTGCCCACTTTCACCAATAAATACTTGGTGGCGATGGCGGCGTCGGCCTTTTTCGTCAGCTTGCCTTTGTTATGACAGCCTTCGCCGACGTTGGCGGCATGGATGTATTTTTTGCGGCGGCCGATGAAGCCCCGCGACCATTTATTGAGGATGCCCCAGAAGCCGAGCACCGCAAAGATTAGCATTATGATATTCATAGTTTTTCTGATTTTAGATTTTGGATTTTTGATTGAGATTGAAGATTTGAGCGGCTTTAAGCAGCGGCGGGGGTTTTCAGCCGTTCAAGCAAATCAGGATGCTCCTCGCAGGCGCGGTGATAGGCGGCTGTGAAGGGGATGCCGGATTTGGTTGAGATTTCATTGGCGAAGGCGATCAAGTCGGACGAAGCCTTCTGCTTGTCCAAAGACTTCGCGCCCCGCTGGCTCAGGTCTTTCGCCGCCGGCTTGGTCTTCATTTCCTTGCCGGGCTGGATGGAGGAGATGATGTTGGCGGCCTTGGTGAAGTTCTCCTTGAACTCGTTTGCCCAGAACTCGCGCTTGGCGGGAATAATGCGGCCGTCGGCGACGGCGGCGTCAATGAGCGCCTTGGAACGCTCCTCGTTGGCGGCCTTCAACTCGCCATCAATTTGCTTGTTGCGTGCCGTCAATTCATCATTGGCGGTTTTGAGTTCCTTGTTTTTGGCATCGAGTTCCCCGTTGCGGGTTTCAATTTTCAGTTTCTCATTGGCGGCGGCGATAGTGCCGTCGAGCTTTCCCAAAATGGCATCTTGGGTCGGCGCGCCCTCGCCGCTGTTGGCAAAGGCTGTTGTTTGAGGCTCTGTAAAGCCGAGCCGCATCATAATCGCTTTTAATGTTTCATTCATGGATTTGTTTTTGTTTTCGGAAAGCTCGTTGGCTATCGCCGGGCCGGGGATGTTCGGCTTGTTCGTCAGACCGATGCTTATCAGTTCCACCGGCGAGAAGATGTTTTTCTTCACAGTCACCATTGCCCAATAAGGTGAGAGGAAGCGGTAGAAGGCATTTGCCAGAAGTTGTTTTCCTGCTTCACTCCATTTTGGTTTTACAAAAAGGCCATCATCGCGGGCTTCCATCGCCTCGATCCACGCGTAAGCCTTGGTGTCCTGATGCCCGGCCTGATTGGCGAACTCCGGCGCGTCCGGATGCCCCACGTAAATGGGCACTCCGGTGAACAGGCGCGACGCTTTGCTTAAAAGGGAATTGAAACGGCCGGCCATTTGATTTGCGGCTTCGCGGGTCATTCGCTGGACGCCTTTCGCGTGCATGAAATCGCCGTAGCCGGAGAGTTTTACCCAGCCGTTGCTTTCAGCCCCGATCTCGTTTGCCGCTCCGATGGTTTTTTCTTCCGCCGCCTTTTCGATTTGTTCCTCGTTTGCGGCGAAAAGAGGCCGGTGGCTGAAGGCTGGAGACTGGCGTTTGAAAGCCAGCCGCAATGCCATTGCAAAACGGCGGAATGCCATTGCAAAAACGCTTTTATCTGCTTTTAGGGTCATCATAGCTTCATTTTGGTTTTTAGGGATTTCGCGGCATTTTTGGCCGCGCTTAAAATTCCACCGGCTGCCCGGTTTTTAAATTTTGGGTTTTGCGCTTTTAATTTTGCATCGGCGGATTGCCGTCCTTCCGCTGCACCTTCCGCCAAAGCTGTTCCGAAAATTTCCTCGTTGGCGGCAGCGAGATTGTCTCGTTTAAGGATTTCTCCAGCCAGTGAATCGTAATTCGCCATCAAGGCGGTTAATGCGTTTCTTTGCTTTTCTTCATCCTCAATGTCCGCGACCGCCGCCAGCATATCGCGCAGAGGCAGTAGGTCTTTTGCCAAAGATTCACCGGCTAATATTTTTGCTCCCTTGTCGAATTTCGATTGCTGATTTTTTAAAGCATTGGCGCTCTCATTGGCTGCGTTGCTCGCCGGATTTAAAGTCGGCGCGCCGCCGTTAAGAATCGGTTCCACGATATCTGCATCGTCCGTTGGTTGTGGAACTTTGAATCTGTCATATAGCCATTTGCGGCTCAATGGAAGATTCATGGCTTGAAGCCCGCGGGCGATATCCAAATCGCGTTTGTCATCCTGTTGTTTGGCCGTCTTCAGTTGAATATAGGCCAAGGGGTCGACATCTTCGCCGAAGAGATATTTTATGACAAAACGATCAACCTGTTCATTGAGGGTTTCGGAAATGTCTTCAGCATCGTCCTGTTCAAGGATATCCCCTTCTCCTTGCTGAAGGGTCACACCCGCCCCTGCGCCTTGGCCTTGCGAGATTGTGGAAAGATCAGCGCCGCGCCATAGAGCCGCCATGGCGCGGTCCATGCGTTCGACAAGTGGCGGATAAGGCAGATTGCCCTTGGCGGTCAAATCAATGGCGGAGATATCGGTTCCCGCGCTCATTAGCGCGTTGAACTCGGCGGAGAATTGTTCGACGGCCTCTTTGGCTTGGTTCCATTGTTCGCTGTTGGGGATTGCGTCAGTGATTCCCTTGACTCCGGGCATACCGTTTCGCTCGGAATAAGTGAGCCAATCCATCAAGCTGAGCTTTTTATAAATATAGGCGACCGAGCAGGCGACCATCAGGCCGTCGCCGACAGTCACCATCCATTCGCCGGGCAGAAGATCAGCGCCTTCATAAGCGCCTTCGGAATTCAGGAAGCGAAGTTTTTTGCCATGATGCTCAAAATAGCGCAGCGGCACAAAACGGAATTCGGCGGTCAAGCCGTTCGGCCTTGGCTGCCAGACGATTTCATGGGCGGCATATTTCATTCCGGCGGAGTCCATCATTTGGCGGACGAGGCGGGAGACGCCGCCGCGCTCATCCTCGTCAACCGCGTTTGTGGCCCGCAGGTTGTTGTAAAAGAATTTCAGCGCCGCGCTATGCTGCTCGGCCTCCGGGCTGTCTTCAAGCTTCAGAATTTCCCAGCCGTGACGCGCCACGGCCTTTTTTCTTTTACCGATGACGCCCTTCAAGACGTCGTCGCGCTCGGCGATGGTTTCAAACGTCAAAGCAGTCAACCGGAATTCCCCCACGCAAAATTGCTCGAGCTGGGAGACGAGTTGTGCTGGCGTGAGGTTTCGTATTGGATTAAACCTGCCGCTCCAGCGCGGGAAACGGTTCTGGTTTATTGAAGTCTGGGTTTTCATACCAGTTGCCTTTCCCGCAGCGGCTGCCTGACGGCGCGCCCGGCTTTAAATGTTTCCGAATGGAAAATCCCCCCCGGCCCTTTCGCCGCCTGCAAAGCGAGCGCAAGAGCCGTTGCGCGGTCGCAGTGCCCGTCATCGCTGTGCGGGGCGAGATAGCGGATTCCGCCGCTGGCGGTGGTGATTTTCTGCATGCCATGCAAATCCTCGCGGATGGCGCGGCTGACGGGAATCCTAACGGTTTTGTCCTCGAAGATGCGGCGGACATTGGTGAAAATTTCCTGTTTGAAGGGCGCGGTGAACTGGCATTCCTCGACGCGGTATTTGCCGTGATGGCGGGCAGCTTCCTCTGCCATCATAGCACCGATGCCGGTGGCGTCTATGCAGCAATGCCTGATGGCGGGAGAGCGCAGGACGGCGGACAAAAAATCAAACTGGATATTGAAAGGCGTTTTCTCAAACACTTTGATCCCGGCGGTCCAGAGGACGTCGCCGATTTTTTCCAGCAGCCAAAATACCGTCAGGTCTTTCTTGCGGCCAATGTCCACTCCGAGATAAAGCGGATTTTGCGATAGAATCCGCTGCGGCTCCCATTCCTCGACGGCTTCGGCATTTTCGCAAGCGGCGAGCAACTCATAGGGTAGAAGGATGGAGGCGGCGTCAATGAACTGGCATTCATATTCCTGCGCCCAGCCTTCGGGATCATCGAGGCCTTCCTTCAATTCCTCGACGTCGAGCGGAAGCCCCTCGCGGACGGCGGCATAGATGTCAATGAAGTGCTTGCTGTATTTTTTGTTCTTTGTCCAGAGGTCGTAAAATTTGTTCGCCTTGCCGTTCGGAGTGCTGGCAATCCGGATTTTGAAAAGCCCTTTCAAAGGGTTTGAAATGCTCGGATATATGGCCCGCCAGATTTCGTTCGGCTTTTCATGGAAGGCGAATTCATCGAGATTGAGGTTGGCGCTATAGCCGCGGGCGGTCGCCGGGTTGGCGGGGATGGCAATCGAGCGGCTGCCGTTGGGCCACTTGATTTCCGCCGATTTCATCAGGGCCTCGGCACTCTCGCGGTCCTCCAGATAATCTTCGATGGCGATTTTGTAGGCCGCCGCCCATTCCTTGGCCTTCATCAGCCATTCGAGCGCTTGCCGCTCGCCGGCGGAGAGCGTGACCCACATGGTTTTGTGCTTCAAGCAATCCTCGACGGTCTCCTCCGCCATGGTAAAGCTCTTGCCTGTCTGCCGCGCCCAGCAGCCGATCTTGAAGCGGCTCTCGTCGTCCACCCAGCGGCGCTCATAAGGGAGTAAAATGTCCTTGGGCGATTTCATTGGATGCCGAAGACCTCCTTTATCTTTTGCTCGCGTTCCTGCGGCGTGAGGGCCGGATTGCGGGCGACGGTCTCCGCCGCCTCTGCCTGCGCCTCCCTCTTCTCCAAGATGGATATGCGCCGCAAATCCAGTTCCACTTCCTGCGCCTTCAATTTTAGCCGCGCCGTATCGCCGATGATTTTTGCCAGTTGGACAAGTTCACCTACGTTCGCGTCCTTCGCCACCGCCAGTTCAAAGGCTTTCTGTGATATCGCCTTGTTGGTGGCCTCATCGAAAACTTGCGGTGATTCTTTCAGTGTGGCGGATAAATCCTCTGCCAACTTGCTGGCCTCGCGGAAGCGTAGAGAGAAACATTCCTTGGCGAAAAAATCACTAACCGCCCCGACGCTACTCTTTAAATTCCAGAGTTCCCCCATTCGCTTAACGACTTCTTCATAACTGATATTCTCATCCACCAACCATTGTCGCAGCGTGTCCTTGCGCTCCGGCGGAAGGCTTCTCAGTTTTGCGTCTGCTCTTGGTTTACGCGGCATTTTAAAAGCGTTTTAGGGCGGCTTGGCCTTTTTCGGTTATAAGGAATTTGCGGTCGTCTTCGGACAGGTCATCTTTGAGATAATCAATCAGATGGCGGTCGAGCAGCCATGAGAGATGGTCCTTGAAGGCTGGGGCATCGAGGGGCGGGCGGAAGGAGATGTTGAAAGCGATCAGGAGCGCCTTCTCCGGGACGGCGTAGCCGCCGCTCTCGGCGAGGGCGGTGAGGATGAGCTTCCTGATGACGGCATGATTCATTTTAGGGCGTGGGTGTCTTTGAGGGTTTCGATGACTCGTTTGGGAACATCATCAAGGCGCTTATTGACCGCATCTATGCGGTCATGGACGCGCTCGATGTCGGCCTTCGAATCCGCGCAATGCTTGTTCATGCTGGCCTCGGTTTTTTCGTAAACCCGGCTGACGGAGGTGCGGCGTCCCTCGTCCACTTTTCTAATCTCCTGATTGAGGGCGATGATTTGGACTTCGAGGTTTTCGCCGGATTTCTTGGGATAGAATTTCTCATGGAGCGGCGGCTCCGACCGTTGCTCGAACTGCTCCTTTTCTTCCCGGCGGTGCCTGCTCCAAGAAAACCAGAATTGAGCGAGGACCATGAACACCACTGCCCATGTTCCTATTTGTGTAAATGTTACTATTGGCGCGCCCATTTTTAAATTTTGAATTGTGAATTGAAAAAAGCGGCGTGTTGCTGAAAGGGCCTCGCCCCGTCGCGGGCCGTCCCCGCGCCCAATGCCACCGCTTTTTTTATGGTTTTTTTCATCAGCACCCCGTGAAAAATTATTTGATTTTTAGGCGGGCCGCGCCGGTTGTGCCCGGCAGGCTTGAAGCCGCCGCGAATTCCAGCGCCTCGGCCAGCCCCGCGATGTATGCCTTGCGGTCCGCGTCGTTCAGTTGCGGGTTCGCATTAAAATATTCGTCGCAGGCGGCGAACACATTCCGCATCTCCTCCTTCGCCAGCTCGCGGTAGAAAGGTTCTTTCACGGCTTGCTCCAGATAGGCGTCCACCCGCCGGATTATCTCATCGCGCGGCGGCGACTTGGCTTCAGTCGTGAAGGCGCGCAGGATTTGAGATATTCCGATGATCCAGACTTTCGCGCCGGGATCATTTTTCTGCCATTCATAGGCGGCGATTTGGAGACCGATTGAAGCGCCGAGGGAAATCCATTTCTTGGCGGCGGCCTTGTCCGCGTCGCTCATGGTGGAACAGGAGGTGAGGAAGAAGGCCGGAGTCAGGAGGCAGGAGACAAGAAGAAGCGCCAACATGACGTTCGCGCCGCCGGCCGGTGATTTGAGCGGCAGCCGCGCCTTGACGCGGCCATAGAGAGTTATCGCGAAGCCGATGACGACGCCGAGCGCCTCGAAGCCCTGATTATATTCCGTGTCAGTGATTTGCACATTGAGCGCGGCCAAAACGCCGAAGATCAGGCTGATGACCGCGCCCCAGACCGTCTTGCTCGCTAAGATTGATTTGTTCATAATTTCCTCCTTCGTGTTCTTCGTGCCTTCGTGGTTTTATTTTTTTGCAGTTGATGAATATTGATAGTCTTGATATTCAAATGGCGGCAGCGGCGCTGGCTGCGTCGCGCAGCCCGCCAGAAAAAGTAAAGTTATCAGGATTAGCCACTTTGCCCCTTTGCCACTTTGCCCCTTTGTTTTAAATTCATCCTTCATCGTTCATCCTTCATCCTTTAAAATGATATTCTCATCGCCTCCGACCGCATTTGCGCCGTGACCGGAGTGAATTCCTGCAATTGCGGCTCCCACGCCTTCCAGCCTTGTTCGGTCCTGATGATGTTCAAACGGTGGCCGCGATCATTGTCTGTGAGATAGGATAGGCAGCCGATGGCGGGGGCCTGCGCTTCAGAATGTCCAGCCTCGACGGCGCTATGATGCATTTTCCCGGCGCACCAATGGGCAGTTTCCGCAAAATTATCGCAATCGAAACTCTCTGCCCACTTCGCTAATTTATAGGCTTCGAGAAATCCTTTCACAGCCGGGGCCAAGATTTTATCAACCTCGGCTCGCGGCATGATCTGGTAGTCGGCGTCCGGCAGGTCAATCAGGCCGGTGTTTAGTCCGGGAAAAAGCGCCAGCAGCTCGGAGAGCATTTCAAATTGGGAAAGGATTTTTTTCGGCTCTTCATTCATGCCGCGTTTCCTCCTTTAATTATCTTGGCGAGTTTTTTAGATAATTTCGCCGCCATCTGATAGACGACGAAGCCCATGGCCTCGGCTTTTTCAGGTTCGAGGACAAACTTCATGCGGACGCCGCCGTCGAGAAGCAGTTCCAATGAGATGCTGTCACCGGCGGGGTGGGCGAGGAAGTCGCGGACGCGGCTGATGATCGGCGCGGAGGCGGTTTTCTGTTTTTGGTTGACGGCGCACATATAATGCGCCATGACTTTAACAGATTTGGATTAAGTGTTTAATCCTTGCGCGGGGACGGCTGGAACGGCGGAGTCTTTTTAATATTATTTTCCAATCGCCGGGCACCGAATTTCTAATTTTGAATTGTATTCTCTTTGGCCGCAAAGATAGACCAGAGGAGGCATGCGAACCAGATAAGCACCGTCCAGCCGAAGAGGATATTGAGCCATGCGATGGGCGCTAATGCGGCGGCGCGGCGAGACATGGCAACATAGGCGGGCAGGAGATAGATGAAGATGGCGGGCGCATAGTAGATGATTAAATTGCCGAAGGAGAAATTCGGGAACCATTTGAGGTGATCAAGGATGTCCGCGTGTTGAACTCCGACAATCGAGATGTAAATTATGAGTCCGGCAAAGAGGCCGATGACCAAAAACATTGCGGCTAATGCCAGCCGGGCAATAAGGGGCATTTTCATTTTTGGGAATTATTTTTCAACTGCCATTCGACTTCTTTTATAAAGTCCTGAATGGCCGTGCGGTCGCCGTCGTTCACAGTTTTGCCCATGCCTTCAATGGCATCAAGCGCGGCGAGGAGTTTTTCTGCGCGGTGGCGAAGTGTGCGGCCGGAGGAGTCTAATTTTTGGGGAAGATTTTCGATATAGGTCTCTGAAATTTTCTTAATGCCATTGCGGAGGCCGCCGTCATATTTTAGCCAGAGGATGGCGGCGCGGGCGCGGTCGGCTTGGCCGGCGGAGATGATTTTAAGGATGCTCCAGAAGGGCGCGCCGCGGCGGACTTCACCGTCGGGCATGAGGACTCTTTCAAAGGTTGATGCTTCGAGTCCGCGTTGCCATGAGCCGGGCATGTCGTTTTCAATCAGGCCGCCGGGGTAGCTGAAGGTGAAGGCGTTTTGGAGGTTTTCTTTTAACTCCTTCACGCTGGTTGTTGGCGGCGGCGATGGTTTCATTTCCCCGTCAACGGCTTGAAGCGTGATGATTATTATGAGAGCAAGGGCGATGATGATTTTGAAGAATTTATTGCCGGGCGTTTTCATGTTTTCTTTCTCCTTTTTCTTTTTTCAAAGACGGGCGGGGTGTCCTGCGCGTGGCCAGCGGCGATTTCGCTTACTGGGGATTTTGCCATTTTGAATTCCGGTGGCACTGCGATGCGCTTCGCGCCGTAGGGCGTTTGATCTTCGGCTGCGGCTAAATTCCTTGGAGAAAATTCAGTAGTATTCATAAAAATAATTTTCCCGGTTGTTTCAATTTCAGTCAACTTTTCCTGAATCGCTTGCCGAATTAAATGCGATGCCTTAAGGCCATAATTATTAGCAATGGCTTCCAAACGCTTTCTGACGGCGGGATCGAACCGCACTGTTATGCCGTTATTTAAACTCATAAATCTCAATGTAGCGCAAAGAATTACATTGTCAAAAAAAATAATTAAAAATCGCTTGACAGTATGCTACATTGCGCTACATTGGAGCCTATGAAAGTATTATTAGAAAAACCGCGCAACGTGAGATTAGACAGTCAAACACTGCTCCGCCTTAAGCAAATAAGCCATTCTCATGGCGTTTCTGTATCCGATTTGGTTAGGAATACTATAATGGAAAAATTGCCCGTTTGGGAAACCGAAGGCGTCAAACTCGCCCGCATTTTTGGTAAATTAACCCCTTCCGAAAATTAACACCCGATGCCGACAGCAACCGCAACAATAGAACCAGCGGCGCGCCCGGCAAAAGCGGCGGGGAGACAGATGACGTTTGAATGGCTGCTGGGGGAGCAGCAGATGTTCTCCATCCTCGACATTGCGCGGCTGACGAACATGTCGTGCCAGTTCTGGGAGGACGCCTACGACGCGGGGACGATTAGCGGGCACCGGTTCAACGGGCGCGGCGCGGGGAAGCGCTGGACGAAGCGGATACCGCGCGAATACGTCGTGGCCGCGCTGATTGAGAGCGCTGACTACGATATGGAGATGCGGCGGGGGCTGATTTTCTCAATCATAGACAACATCCGCTCGAAGCAGGAGCTTCTTGAACTGGCCGCCCACGCCCGCGAACGGGCGGGAAAGCTATAAAAATATTTGAAACGAAACCCGAAAATCCGCTTAACCATGAAACCAAAACTACCTGACCCCAAAAATCCTGAACCCAGTTCAGCACTCATCAATCAGAAATCAGAAATTCTTTCCCCCGGCTGCCCCAGCAAGCGCCTTGCAGAAGCCTTGAAGGAGGCGGGAAAGAAGGTTTCCGACGCGCAGTTGGCCGAGGTTTATTCTTTTGTAGAAGAGTCCAGAAAAAAATTCTGCGCGCAGGCCATTTTGGCCGGTGTCCTGTTTCTGATGAAGAAGGAAAGCCTTCATCATGGAGAATTTAAGCCATTTATATTAAGCCTCAAAAGCGCAACGCGTTGCGCTTTTGATGAACGTGCCTTTCGCACAGTTCAAATCTACATGTTCCTTGCGCGCCGCTTCCTTGCGAATCTGGAGCAGGGATTATGGCTGGACGGGAGGGCTGCGGAGCCGCCAGTCCCTTCAATTTTACAGACTCTTACCCCGCAAGATATAATTAACAAAGAGGCTTTAACACCCATTCAAAAACAAGGTCTTAATAATGCGTTAAAAGCATTTATCGCCGGGCGTTCTCTGCGCCGGATGGTGACCGATTTTGCCGAGGCAAAAAAAGACGCCGACGAGGAAGATCAGCCTCTGAAGAAAGAGCCGCCGCAGAAAACGCCGCTCCAGCAAATCCAAGAGCGCCAGACTGAGCTTTGGGAATCGTGGGATTTTCAAATCAAATCCATTGACGCTTTGTTTGAGGCTAAAGGCGTGGAATACCTTTCCCCGAAGCGGCACTGGAAGCCGCTCTCCGACGCGCTCTATCAGCGATATCTGAAGGCGAAGGAATATGCCGGGATGGAAGAGCCGCCAAAAGATAAAAACTAACCATTTTAAAATTAGCCAATGCAAGCAAACTCAATAATGATGCTGCCGCCGGGACTTATGCCTGCGGAGGAAATGGGCGACTTCAACCGGCTGCCGGAAATCATCCGGGCAAGGATCAACCAGCTGATTCTATTGTTCGGCATTATTGAGAGTGAAAAATCATTGCTGGCCGGATGCAAGAAAGCCTCTTTGGCCGCCCAAGGAAGGCGCGGCCACACTCCCGGCAGTCTTTACATGAACTACAAGAAGTTCAAATCCGGCGGCTGGCGGGCGCTGGTGCCATCGTGGGGCGGCAAGGAGAAAAATCTCGGCCTGCCGAAGGAGGACTTCGAGAAATTCCGCGCGTTTCTGATCCAGTATTTTTCGCAGTGCAAGCGCCCGGACGACGGCTTCAAGGCCGTCTATCGGAATTTCATCAGCGAGTGGATCGCTGGTTGTTTAGACGTGCCGGCGTATGGCACGTATGATAAATGGTTAAGCGGCGCGGGCAGGTCGCCGACAGGCAGCCGGATCGTCCGGCCCGGCGACCTCCCGCGCGGCTGGAGTTATGATAATCTTCGCCGATTGTTGCCCAAGCGCCAGTCCGACCGCAAGATGCTCACGCTCGGCTACGCCGCGGCGCACGGCGATATGCCCGACCAGCTTTTGCGCGACCGCTCCAAGCTGAAATTCATGGAGTTTGTGGTATTCGACGATCTGCGCAGCGACATCCAAATTATTTTCGACGGCGATAACGGCCGCAAGCAAATCGGCTACGCCAACAATATTCTCGCGCTCGATCTTGCCAGCGCCTGTGACATCGCGCATGGGACGGTGCCTCGCATCCTGCGCGATGACGGCTCGCACGTCGGCATCTCCCGCGAGATGATGCGCTTCCTGCTCGTCAAGATGTTCGAGCAGTGGGGCCTGCCGGAGCACAAGGTCACGCTGCTTGTCGAGAACGCCGCCGCCGCCATCAGCGCGGCGGACGAGCGCGGAATGCTCGAAGCCTTCGGCGG